GTCCCGGATCAGAAATAACCAAATCTCTTGTGCCTGGACGTTCCATAATATTTTGAGAATAAAGGTCATGCCATTTTATTCCAAATTTATTTTTCAAATATCTTAGGCATTCAAGCAATGATTGTGTTTCGGGCGCATCTCCAAAATGACCCTCTTTTCTAGAATATGAATCTGGAAATTTAATAAAATCAAAAGTTTCATGCAATAAAACAAAATATTGTTTGCTAAAAAATATTGCATCAGATTTATCAAATCTACAATTTAGAGTTAAAAAAATGAATAAGTCTTCTTTGACATTATATATGACTTCGTCAAAAATGCTATAATCTCTTTCTTTATTTAGAAAAATTAAATTCTTTTTTTGTAAATATGTAACGATATCACCAATACAAGATTGATATTTTTTAAGTTGATTTGTATCTGGAATTCTTAATAAATTAATAAATGTTTCCGCGATATATTTTAAATTTTGATTTAAATTTAATATTTTTTCTTTAATAATCGGTTCGCAAGATTTTTCTATGAATTCATTAACGTGAGAATTTGTTTTATGAAGTTCTTCCATAACAATTGCAAATGTAGAATTATCTTCGTTTATTGCATCATAAACGATTGGAATATGTTTCTGATATTTTTCTGGAATTTTATTTCTCAATGATGCTAAAGCAATCATTTTTCGAAAATCATTTTCCCATTCTGTAATTTTTGCAACTGCAGGTTTTCCTTTCCAAATTACTCGATAAACACATGAAAATCCACCTTTGTCAATAAATGAAGTGTTTCCTCCAATTTCAATCGGAATAATGTTATTTCTTATTAGAAATTTTTCATCCTCTGAATAACTTTTTCTAATTGGTTTTTTTAATTTGTATTCAAGTTCATTTGCAAATATAAAAAATAAACTTGAAAATTTTAGAAGTTGATCGTATTTCATTTAAAGCACTATTTGGTGTGTATGTCCTAAATTTGCCTGACCAAATTTTGAATTTGAAGAAAGATAATTTGAGATAATTCCATTGCGAATTAAATGTGAATGTCCAAGAGAAATTTCCGTTAACTGATTTATTTGTGAAGCAACAAGAATTTTAGGACCAATTTTCACATCATGTGTATGCGGCAGTATTCCACCGGGCCCAGGAACAAACCCGACTGTTGTTTGAATGATTGATGGAATTTCAGATGTATCATAATTTACTCGAACATTATAAATTGGATCAGTTTTTCGGACCCTTTGCAGTGTCAGCTTCTGCGCTCCGGAAAATCCTTCAAACAATTTATTTCTTCCAACCGCCATAACTTCATATCGGTATTCTTCTTTTTTATCTTCGGATAAACGAACAAGAAAATCTCGATCTTTAATAATTGGAAAAACAAGAGTCCAAGCATTATTATTAAATATGGATTCAAATCCGGAATCATTTAGTTGAACTTTGTCTTCATTTGGATCGAAACGAACCTTAACTCTTCCGTCCGATCGACGTGGATTAAAAAATTGAACATACCCGGTTATTTTTCCTGTACCAAAACAGTTTGGGCACCTGTCATCCGGATATTCTTTTCTTGCATCAAAGCATGCACAAACTTTTCCTGTCCACATCTTTTTAACCAGAACACAGTCATCTCCCGTTTGATCAAGAAGAACTTCAAGACGCTGGGCCGAAACATCATTTACAGAAATTCCTCGAACCATTCTTCCAACGCCATTGTATCCATCCGCGCAAAATCTTTCTCCGCCAATATAAGTTCCAATGCAAGTTCCTCGAATAATATCAAGAGGATTGGTACGTCTCCATCCTGTAAAATCATATCGAGGAAAATTCTCTTCCGAAGCCTGAGAGGCAGAAAGATCTGTTGTAATGAAATCTTTGGTTATTTCCTTGTAGCCGTCAGCATCAGTGCTAGGATAGTTTGGATAATCAAAATGAGCTGTCTCTTGATGAATGACTTCATTTGGCTCCTCCAGGCCCTTAAAAAAAGTTACGAGCGGAGATGTCGTTTCATATCCATCAAAACCTGAAATTAAGTGTAATCGAATGTCTGTGTCAAGAAAACCACGAGTCAATCCTTTGAGGAGATTGTTGGGAACATCTTTATTTAAATATCTTATTAATTCTTTTCCAATTTGAACAACTCCATAATTTGGAAATTGATCAATATCGGAAACATTAATTTCATATCCATCGAAAGCAAGATCGGAAAGAAGAACTCCTTCTGCTGGAATTTTTGAATCTCCCGAATCTGGAAGACCTGAGAGATCGGTCCATCCTCCAAGATATTGAGTTGCTCTTACAGCAAAATAATATGTATCTCCTGGAGTAAATGAATCAAGCTCCAAAGCAAGAACCGAAGGATCGATGGAAATATATTTAATTCCTTCCAAGAAAACATCTTTTCTTAATGTGGAGAAATAAATATTATAAGCGAGAGTATATTGAGAGGTTGTTGGAAATGCGCGGAACCAAGTAATTTTGATGGTCGAACCATTGCCTTTGGAAGTGGCAGAAAGAATTCCCCCTTCTGTATGTGGGGTGTAGGCAGGTACTGATTCAAAACAACTCATCGAAAGAATATTGTTTTATACATAATGTTCGCAAGAGCATTGTTTTGGAGTTGAACGATATCCGGTATCCAACAAAACTATACAATGCCCTTTACCCAAAAAATTTTTAAGTTTCCATTTATTTACTCCCAGACCACCTCTATGGTCTCCAACAGAATGCCCACAAATTTCGCAACCAGCTATCGGTCTATAACATGTATCACATAAATTTTTATTCATGTATTCGTGTGGGTACAATATTAAAGAACTACAACGATCACAAGATGTATAATCTTCATATTTGTCATCAGTCGAATTATCATCTTTCTTTTCAGTTGCTTTCATTACTTTTCTTGCCAGATCTGCAATGCTTTTGTTTGCATATGGATGTTCTTTTGGAGAAAGTTTTTTACTTGGTCTTTCGCGATATTCTTCTTTTCTTTTAAGTTTTTCGCCAGTTTCAATTTCATGCATTATTCTGTCTTTTAATTCTTGAATATTTTCTTTTCGAGGTTTGGATTTATCTCGCTTTTCAAATTTCAAAGAAAGTTGTTTTCCGTCGGATGCATCCGAATAATCATCAACAGATGGTTTGTAATTTTCGCAAGGACATTTTTTATTTGTTCTATATAAATAAATTTGATCTTTGCATTCATATTTTGGAAAAGATCGTTCGCCTTCTTTTAAACCATGCTTGTCATACGAATGCCCACAAGTACAGTGAATACCTTTTCGATATTCAATCATTTTACCATAACAGTCAACACAAACGTCTTTTCCTCTAATTTTTAGAGTTGATTTTAAAGGATAAAGACTATCATGATCTTTTTCCGATCCAAAAGATCTTTGACAAGCCACGCATCTTAGAGGTTCAAAAGAATCTTTTTTATTTAGAAATTTATTTTTAATGTTTTGAAATAATCCAGCGGTTCTTAATAGATCTTCTTTCTTTTCTTCTTTTTCAGATTCAGGAATATCGTGGTGCTCTAAGACCTTTTCAACATAAGCTTCGGCTTTTTCAGGAGATTCTGTTTCAGAAATGAACCTTGTTTGCGTTTGAAACCCATGTTGCTCATGGATATTATCCAAATAATCATCGTCAGTAGAGCCTTCTGTTGGTCCATCACCAAAACATTGTTCTATTGTGTGAGTTATTTCATGGGCCGCATAATGAAAAATATCATCGGAATTTTTTAATTTGGAATTAAAATAAATTATTCCATGCATTGTTCTTGCGGAAACATCAAGATTGTCTGCAAAACACATAGGAACAAAATCAACGACCTCAAGGTCAACTTTATGTTTATTGAAAAGATCTTGAATCGCCTTGCTCGATTTTAGTTTTTCGTTAATTTGTTTACGAAATTTTGAATTTAGTTGTTTATACATTTTTACCACACAAATTATATTTTTTCATATAGTTTCTAACGGTATCTGGACTACAATTAAATTGTACGCATACGTTTTCACAAAATTTACTTAAACTTATATTACCGTATTTACTACGTAATATTTTTAATTTTTTATGATCAAGATTTAATCTTTTGGATTCAGCTATTCTTTTTCCTGTTTTAGAATGGTCGTTCATTAAAATATTATTTTTCTTACAAATTTTATAAACCAAACCTCTAGAACATCCGTAAATTTTTGCCACAACATCACATGATTTGTGTTCCAAATAAAGATTTATAATCTTTTCACGATCGAATTGATTTAAATATGTACCGCTTTGTTTTATGCAATTGCGTGCAATTAATGATTTTCTATCAAGACTAATATTGTTATCTACCCATAACCACTTACAAAGTGCATTCATTTCTTTGTGACTACTGTATTGCAGACGATAAATATTTTGCTGTTTCCAAACTGATCCGGAATCATAATTAAACCCACAACAAAGATTTATACAAAATCTAATTTGATTTATAAAATCATAAGTTCCACATATTGACCAGCACTGGATTTTACCACTTTTTGAAGTAACTGAAAAATTTCCATCCCCATCAAAATAACCTCTAACAAAATCTTTTAAATGTTTTGAATGCATTATAAAATCTGATATTTTATAAATATAAGTCTTTCTTTGTACTATATTAAATTTTTTCAATGAATTTGCTATTTCAGTTGCAGTAACTCTTAATATAGAGAATTCAGAAGAATTTGAATAACGTCCAAGTAATAATCCAGCTTTTCTTATTCTTGTTTTAACTGGAGCGTTAGTTCCAATAAAATTGGCTAATCGCTCAATATGATATTTATCATCTGATTTTAATGATAAACAAAGCATCCTACCATCTCTTCCTATTATTGAACCATCAGCAGCAAGAAATCCGGCCCAATAAAAAGAAAATTCATTTTCAACTTCAAATGCATCTGGGTTGTATGTGTATAATCTCATAAGTTAATTTATATTTATATTTTATTATTCTCATGAACCGCATATTCTAAAATCTTTTTAATTGGATTGGGGTCTTCTAAAAGCTTTGAATTAAAATAAATAATACCGTGTTGGGTTCTTGCGGAAACATCAAGATCCATAAAACACATTGGATAATGATCGATTTCATTAATATCTACGTCGTAATCATCAAAACATTCATTTACAGTTTCGTCTTCTTTTGCTTTTTGACGAACTTGATCAAGAATTTTATTCTGTTCATCGAGAGAAATTTCCATGTCTTTATGCGGAAAAAGACATATACCTCAATTGAAATAAATTCAGATAGACAGTTTGAGAAAAAGAAAGATCTGATCTGAGGTCTGGTCGACAGATACAATTACATTGTCTGCTGCTTAAAATTCAAGAGAGTGAGCGTTAGCGAACGAACGAAGAATTTTAAGCAAGAAGATCTTGATCGGATAAATATAAATAATAGAAAAAATATCTTCTTTGATCGAACGAAGATTGAACGAAGTGAAATCAAGCGAGATCAAAGAAGATCAGGAGAAATTTAGATATTATTTTGTTTTAGAATTTCAGTTATCTCATCTTTAATTCCATAACTTTTTTCGATATAATATATATTTGCATCGGTACAATTTAATAAATTAGCCATTTCTTTTCTAGTTTTTGATTGTTTTGCAACTTCAATAAATTTTTCTTTTGTTGGTTTATTGCGTTTCTTTTGAATTCGCCACTCTTCTCCTGACAAATCTGAATTTGTTATCTCGATAACATTTTCATATTTGTTTTTATATTCTTGTGCTTTAATTTTTATTTCAGAATCAAATTCTATTGTTAACAAATACAGTTCATCAAATAATTTAATAGTATTTTTGTGATTAAAAAGAAGTTTTAATCGATTATTGTCATCTGATGTTTTTTCATCGCTTAATTCGCAATCAACACCGAGAGTTGATTTTAATAAATTTTTAAATTGCACCAAGAAAAATTCTTCTCCCACAATTCCAAACATTTTGTTTTTATTTCTTATATGCTTTCTGTTATAGAAATGACAACGAGCATCAACATATCCCATAATAAATTCAGAAATTTGTTCTTTTGATTTTGTTGAAAGCTGATTAAAAATATTGTTTCGAATTTTCAAAAAATCTTCGGCAAGTATATTTGAAAAATATGTTAGACCATCAGATACGCCTTCTTTTTTTATTTTATATTCGGAATCAAAAATTTTATTTATCTTTTCAAGATTTTGAACTGAACTATATATTTTATTAGCACTACTTCCGCTTGATCCAACAATAGAAAGTTTATCAAACAAAAATCCAAACCAATAATAATGTTCTTCATTGAAGAAATTTTCATTTATTTTTGTTCTTTCTATTTTGTCATAATCTATTTTCTTTAATGCATAATCAATCTTCCCTTCGGCAACTCCAAGTATTTCTGAAATTTTGGACCTATCGCCTTCGTATAATTTATGTAATTCTTTTAAATTTTCAATTGGTTTATGCGGATAAATTTTAATTGTCTCTTCAATTCGAGAAGCAACATTAAATTTTCTTTGAAGAAAAACAGTTGCTTCTCGGTATAAAAAATCTCTTATTTTAATAAGGTTATGATCGGATTGAAAAACAAGTTTCCAATAATTGCCACTGCCCTGATGCGGATAACAATCATTAGTAATTAATTGATTGTTGAAAAATACTTTATGCATTGATTCGCATACATTTTTAGTTCCACAAATATTTAATCGTATTTTTTCACATTTATTTTCAGAGGCACTTAAAATAAGCCAACTTCCATCTCCATCAATTAAACCTCGCACAAAATGTCTGATTAGCGGACTAGACAAAAGTTTCTCGGGCACAGAATAAATTAAACTTTTAGCCGGAACGATATTGAATTTCTCTCTAAGAACTTTAACATTTTGTTGAGATGTTATGTTGATAATAACAGACTCTTTACTTTTTATTATTCTATCTTTAAATTTAACATCTCTCGCCGGGCGCAAAGAGACTTCCTGTGTTGCTTGGATATCTTTTTTGAATTGTCTTAAATGATCTCCATCTGTTGCTGTGATATTTATTGTTAATGAATTTTTCTTTACACAACCGTCCGCAGCAATAAATCCGGCCCAATAATAAGCTTGTTCTGTTTCTTTTGAGAAAAAATCATGATCGCATGAATGGTGTGTAGGAGAATGAAGTTCGTGTTTGTACAAATGTTTAAACGCCATATTTTTAGTAATACCAAACACTTTGGCAATTTTTGATATTGATCCGTCGCACTCATTATAAACTTTTTCAATTTCTTCTTTTGAAATTCCTTGCATTTTATTGTTTGTTATTTCAAATTGAATTTCAAAATCAATAAGAAGTTGTTTTGCTTTTCTATTTCGAATACCAAGAATTCGAGCTGTTTTTTCAATTTTTGAGTTAGCCTGTTGAAAAGCTTCCTCTACCTGCTGTTTCGTAAAAATTTTCATACCAAGCATATATCATGTTATTATACACTCGGCCAGAAATTTTAATGAATAACGCTAAGTGATTGAAATTTCAAAAGATTCTTCCGACCTTGCGTAATGAATCGGCGCGAATTATAGGTAGTCTCCCGCCAGAATTCGAGGTTGAAATGATTCCAGCCGAAACTGGTGACGGCCGACAGGAGTTCTTAATATATTTAAGCTTTTCCATATGGTTAGCAATTTCAGTTGACCATTGCGAACTGATCAGTTCGGAAACCGACGGTGGCTGCCAACTAAGGCCGGCGTCTTGAGTTTGACTTTCATTGCCTCGTTCTGTTAATGCCTTTGCGCTCAACGCATAAATAACAGCGCCTTGCGCAAGAACTTCTAAGTAAATTTTAATGATCTCTGTGTCATTAAAATCAAATGAAGTAAAATAAGGTACTTCATTGAATAAACTCAATGAAGCGCAAATAAAATCTGTTAGTTCTTCTACTGAAAAAATATCACACTGTTTAAATTCGGGATTACCATATTTATCTGTTGTTGAAGCCCAACCAGAAGAATTCAATCTGCGCCGAACCACTTTCATAATTTTGTTGATGTTTCTAATTTCTATTTGAGAATAATGAAATGGAACATTATCTCCAAGAGCTTCATATCCATCTCCATTCACCATTGGCATTTGAGTGTTTTGTACAACAAAATTTAACTCTTTCGTTAAGACATTTCCTTCAAGATTGCCTCGCCAAAAATCAACCCAAACTCCAAGAGATGCGTTAATTCCCAAAGCATAATCAAAACCGTAAATTCCAACGCTCAAACGCGCAACGCCGGCCGAACTTGGGCCAAGGACAAGATTGCCACTAGGCTCTATAATTTTAATAGTCGGAAAACTATCCAAATCCGCCAAATCTCCATTTAAATTGTAAAAACTGGCACGTAATTGCACAGTCTCTGTTTGTCCAATAATTTCTCCCCGTGATCTAAAAATAGTCATAATCATATGTAAAAATATGAATTATAAAATTTCACAAAGATATATGCATGAGCGGGTATAGTATTAAGTCAATCGCGACCTGTATTAATTTAATGAGATAAAAAATGTCAAAAAGAATAACAGTAGAAACATTTAAAAACGAAATAATTGAAACATATAATAAAGAAAAATCTATTACTAAAACTTCAAAAATACTTAAATTAAGCTGGCAGTTTGTTAAAAAAACATTAGATACATTTGGTATTGTTCAGACGCCAAGCTACGTTGTTACACCAACAAAAGAAGAACTTGAAAGCTTGTATTTAAAGCATGGAAGTTTTTTGGAAATTTCCAAAGTTACAAAAATTAATTCGCATAGAATATCCAAATATTTTTATCAATATGGATTAAATGAATTATATCCATTATTTAATACATGCGATGAAAATTTCTTTGAAAGAGATACAGAAGAAGCATGGTACTGGGCTGGATTTATTGCTGCCGATGGAAGTATTAATAAAACAGTTTTAGATATAGCCCTTTGTTCAAAAGATATAGAACATCTTAAAAAATTTAAAGTACAAATTAAAACTTCAAAAGAAATAGTATTAAGACCACCCACAACCTCTTATTACAACGATAAAAGTATAAATTCAACAGAATGTTGTCGATTGATGGTTGCTTCAAAAAAAATTGTTACAGATCTTAAAAAATGGAATATTATTCCAAATAAAACTCTTATTTATTCTTTGCCGGATGAATTATTAATTCATCCGATGATACGACATTTTATTAGAGGAATAATAGATGGTGATGGTTGTTGGAGAATAAAAGATAAAAAACATAATTTACATTCCGTAGAATTATGTGGTACATATAAAATATGCGAACAGATAAACAATATATTTCATATTAATAATTTAATTTCGCAGAATTATTCTCCACATAAAGTAAATTTTAGTAAAGCATATGCTATAGCATTTAATTCTCAAAAAGATTTAGAAAAAATAAGAGAATTTTTGTATAAAGATTCAACCATATTTTTACAAAGAAAATTTGATATTGCAAATAATGTTAAATTTTTAACTCATGATGACAGATGTCCAAAATTAGATGTAAATTTAATAAAAGAGCTTTATAAAAAAGATGATTCTATTAGAAGAATATCTAAAAAAATTGGAATATCCAGAGATAGAGTGTTGAATTGTTTAGTAGAAAATAATATTGAACACAATATTCATAGAAAAAATTCTATTAATGAAGATTTCTTTGAAAATAAAACCACAGAAAAATTTTATTATTGGTGTGGATACTTTGTTGGTCAAATTTGTATTGAAAATAATTCAACAATTATTTTAAATGATTCTATTGAAAAACTTCAACAAGTTAATAAATTATTAGAATCAACTTATAAAATAAATAAAACAAAATTGTTTTTTAATTCAAGAAAATTTATTACTAATTTTGAAAAATTAAAGGAATCACTGTTAGATATCTTAGATGATGAAAATAAAATTTCAGATTTTTTTGTTGGTTATATTGAAACGAGAGGTTATTTTTTAAAATCTTCAGTAAAACCATTTAAATTTCTTGATAGAATTGAAACAATAGAAATTATTGAAAAAATATTGGAAAAAATAAATATAATTCCAACACAAATAAAATATAAAAAAACAAGAAAGTCATTAATATTTAACAATGAAAATTTTGAAAAACTATTAAGCCTGACCAAAGTATTTTGTCGGACCTAAAACCAAATTTCCGCTTGGTTCAATTATTTTTATCGTTGGAAATGAATCTAAATCGGCAAGGTCACCGGCCATGTTATAGAAACTGGCACGAAGCTGAACGGTTTCTGTTTGATTAATAATTTCTCCGCGAGAACGAAATACTGTCATAAATATATGAATGAATATAACTTGAACAACAATCAAATCTGTTTTCCGATTGAAACAAAATGTCTTTATTTTAGACTTCGCAAAAATTTAAAATATGTTATCCGGTCTCAGACCGGATCAATAATTACAATTCCATATTGTTTTTCTCGAATATCAGCCGCTGATTGGTTTTCTTTAATTCCAAGAATGTTGAAATTAGCTTCAAGAGCATATAAGAATATTTATTATCATCCAACAGATCTTGAAATGGATTATTACAGAAATGATCGTTCAACTCAATTACCAATGGTTTATTGTAACGAATCAATTAGATACAATCAATGGTTTAATGAACTTTCATTTGTTGAAAAAGATTTTAAGAATTGCGATTTTTGGTACGGGTTCGGCTCAAATACCAGAGATATATTCATTCTGAATAAAAATGATCTGAAAATTATTTCGGGACCAACTCTTTCCGGGGAACTTGGTTATAATATTGTATTGACAAATCCGGATAAAGTTTATTGTTGGAAAAGGTAAATGTGAAAAAATATATACGTACTGATACAAATGAAATCGATAAAAATGTTAGCTGTTTAATAATTTTGGTCAAAAGATGGAAGAATTAAATCTGGAAATTTTTGGAGCAAGTAATGCTTGAATATGTTATTCGATATAAAACAAGAAAAGAAATGCTTCAAGCATACGAAATGAAAATTGATGCATTATCATTAACTCGTGGTATTATATCAGAAATACTTTATCATAGATGTTCAATATTGAATTCACCATTATATTCTGATGAATTAACAATAGAAGAGTTGAATAATTTTACTTGTCCTGTTGCTGATGGTTTTGAAATTGGTTCAATCGTAGCAACATCGATTGATTCATTTAAAATTTCAAATGAAGAAAGAATTTGGTTTGATTGGGTCGATTTTAATAATTTCAACGAAATTTGTTATCTTTTGGATAAAATTAAAAAAGAATTTTCAATAAATAAATTACGCGGGAGTATTTTTTATAAAGATAATAGTTTCGTTATGGCACATGAAGGTGGGTTATTGAACTGTTGGGATGTAAAATTTGGTATTATTATTGCTAATAGTAAATGAAACAATATTTTTTAACCAACATATCAAATATTCTTCTTAATCTTGAAGATTTTGAAATATACCTTGCTCCAAGAAAAACGATCAATCTCTCAAATCCAAAATTCAAATTTTCGGAAGAACAAATTGAAAAATCTCTTCAATCCGGAACATTGAAGAAAAAGAAAAAGTTCTTGGTAATTGGAACCGGAAAACCTCAAATTGAAAATTATAAACCTATCTTAAATTCTGAAGATGGAAGAAATTCAACAACAGGAATTCAAATTACAAACTTCAAACCGGAACAAGATCTTACGAACAATTTTGAAGTTGATCAAAAAATGGCCGAAGATCGTTTCGTTGAAGATATGCTTGATGACGAAGAAACCGAACTTATGGCGAAGTTAAAGAAACGAGCGAAACTTTAATTGCTTTTGGTTTGCCAAAATAATTTTCTCCAATTTGAAACTGAACGATTTGATCTTTAATTAGATTTTTATAACCATCCATTGCGATATCTGAAAAATGAACAAAGATATCTGGTTCATTATTTCTAGCAATAAATCCGAATCCTTTTTTGGAATCAAACCAAACAACTTTTCCTGTATAAATTGATATCATCGGATGTAAAAGTTTTTCCATAATTTCTTCATCTATTGCTTCACGGATTGAATTTGCATTTGATCTTGTTGGATCGAACCAATTTGGTTCTTTTATTTTTTCAAAACCTGTAATTGTTCGTGTTGTAAAAGGTTCTTCAGAAGACTGATCGTGTTGCGAAATATATTTGTTTCGCGCATCTTCTTTAAGAGCAGCAGCAGCAGCAAGCGCTGAGGCGCGTTGAGTTTTCCAAGTTAAATAATCAGTCATTTAAAAATTCTTTCCGTGCAACATTATTTCATTTATAATTTGATTGTTTGATTTTTCACAATCAAGATCATACTTGTCTTTTATTCTTTTTAAGACAGCTTGAAGCTTTTCTTCATCTAAATTATCTCTATAAGCATCCATTGTATCAAATGCAAATTGATCTTCTTTATTTTGTTGTTCAAAAAGTTTTTTTATTTCTTCTGCTGATTTGATTGGATATCGTCCAATATTTTTCATTTTAAATCTTTCTTATATTCAAATAAATTTGAAGTATCAATTCCATAATTTTGCAAAGTTTTAACAATATCAACGTCAAATTCTGTTAAACATTCGTTTTTCACAAATTCAGATAATTTTGAAATTCTTTTTCCTTCATCTGTTTTTAACCAAGCTTCAGTTTCTTTAATAAATTCTTCATCAATAAGATTTTGAAGTTCTTGTTTGTCATCAATCATTTTAGATTCCTTTCCGCCAAATCTCTCAAAGCCAACAAATAAATTTCATCTTCAGATTTTTGTTCCGAATATTTCGGTCGTTTTGAAATTTGCTCAAGCTTTTCATCGATCATTGCGATAAATTCTTTGTTGCAACTAATATATTTTGTTGCTTTATCAAAAGCAGCAAAACCAAGCTTGTCTTCATAATCTTCTATATCTTTTTTAACTTTTTCAGCAATTCCATATTTACTCATATTTGATCTTCTTTCATCAGATTTTCTTTTAATAGTTTAAAGTTTGTCATTTCTTCCCAAGCTTTATTTGAATTTTTAGAAAATCCAATAAAACCATCTTTTATAGTTTCAGAATTTCTTTCGGATAATATGTTCAAACATTCTGTATAAATTTTTATTTGTTTATCATAGTCTTTTTCGCTTATTAAAAGATCGATCATTTTTTGAAGACTTAAATCATAATAACTCATATTCATATTGCATCCTCCGGCATGTTTGGATTTGCCGGCAAAATTTCTTTTCCATCAATTGACAATCCTCCCTGCACATTTAATAATTTATACATTTCCGCAATTCCAAGAGTTGCAATCTCATCAAATTCTTTTTGAGAAGTGCATCGTTTCAATAAGCGAGAATATTTTTCATAAATTTTTCTCGCTTCGGGCAAGCAACCTTGCGCTCTCGCAAGAATAAATATTTTAGACCAAGTTTCCTGCTCATTAACAATCGCCATTTCTTTCTCCTTCAACGAACCTTATCGAATATATCCAAAAATCTTTCGGCCTCTTTCTTTCCGTACTGTCCCCACGAAGAAACTCTTGCGTAATCACAAAACGATCCTCTTTCTTCAATTGCTTTTAAGCTTTGAGAAATATCTGCATAAACGGATCCGCAAGCAGATCCGAGACCATAGTGAATTCCTTGTTCACTCATTTTGAGCATTTTATCCGCGGCCTGATCTTTTAAATAAACAAACGTGGTGTTCTTCAAACGATTTGCATTTTTTGCAATTATTCTTGCCCCGCGATTTTCAAGGCCAAGTTCAAGTAATGAATGAAATTCAATCATTTTTTCTTGACGGGATTGCAATGTTTTTAATGCATCTTCCAAAGCTTCCGCGGTTGCAAGAATTCCAAGAACATCGGGCGTTCCGGTTCGATCAAGAAAATATCTTCCTCCAGTTCCAAATGGTTCCCAAATATCCGGATTCTTTAAATACATAAAGCCAACTCCGGTTGGTCCTCCAAATTTATGCGCGCCAAAAATTCCAAGATCAACATTCAGATCTGTTACATTTAATTTTTCTTTTCCGAGAGTTTGAGAAAGATCTGAAAAAAGAAATTTTCGTTCAATGTTTGAAAAATCTTGAATTGTTCCAAATTCATTGTGTGAATGAATACAAATTAAACAGTCATTTTTATCAATGAATTTAAAAATTTCACCATTTGGATGTTTGTATTCAATATCTAATTTTCCATCTGAATCTACTTTACAAACATCTCTACCTTGTTGCTTGTGATTAAAATCAATATCTTCAATTACATTTCGCACAGCAACATGTTCAATTGGTGAATAAAGAATATTTGTTGGGCAAAAATTCCAATCTGTTTTTTCAAAATGCTTCAAAACAATTGAAATGCCCCATTCTGCCGCTTGAGTGCAACCAGATGTAAAATAAATTTGATTTGGAGTTTTCGCTCCGATCAATTCTGCAATCTTTGCTCGCGCCTCTTCCAGAAGGGCCGCAGATTTTCTTCCGACCGTATTTAAGCTTGAAGGATGTCCAAGCTCCAAAGAATTGTTATAAACGTTTCTGGCGGCTTGAGATAAAGAAACGTGAGCATTTGCGTCGAGATAAAGTTCTTGCATATTACCTTCTTCCAACAATTCTTCCATTAATGATATCGAGTTCTTTGTATTCTTTTGTATCAACCGGTTTGATTATTTTAATCAAAGGCGGACCACAATAAGCATCAGTTTCATATTTATATTCTACCGGTTCCGAAATTACATAAGACAGCAGTTCTTCTAATCCATCGTCACTAACCATAGGCCCAATTCCGGATGCTTTATAACAAGTACAGAAAATCCATTCTTTATCTTCTGTTAAAATTGAATTACATTTATCTTTTTTTAATGAAGAATGTTGACCAAACATAATTTTTGGAAATAATTTGATTGATGAATATTCAATAAGAAAAGTTGATTTATTATATTTTGTGCAAATTTTTTCAAGTTCAATATGATTTGATGCAATTAAATTTCCATCATCATCATATTCTTCTTCTTGATAGAGTTCAACTGTCGGAAGTTTACCTTCATTTCTATTTCGATAAAGTTCTTGAACTATTTCATAACCAAAATCTGTTAATTTTGCGTTAAAACTGATGTCAACATATACGCCCATGAAGAACCATATATCATCTCAATAATGCTTTGACCGGGCTTCTATTCTCAGCAGTGCTTCGCCCAAGCTTCAACTCGAATTTCGCAGGCAACTCCGGTTGGGGAACGCAACCAAATTTGATCGACTCTTCGGTTATCAAAAATAACACCTTCTGTTGGTGTATCTGGGCGAAGATCTCCATGAAGAATATTTCCATTAAATGAATATTCAACTGTTGCACTTCCGTAATTTACAAGAGAAACACATTGCTGATCTTTAATATTGATTTTTACAGATGAATCATCTGGAAATTCTGTGTTAGAAATTGTAATTAATTGGAAAAAGTTTGTATCATATCCTACATTTATTTTTGGCATTGTTCCTTTATTGTGTCAATCGAGCCAACCTATCAAGTTCTTGTTGGGCAAATTTATTTTCATTAACTGTAATTGCGCACTGATCGCAAAGATAGTTTTGTGAAACTGTTGTTTTATTATTTTTTTCCAAAATTGCAACAATATCATCGCATTCTATACAGTGTATTTCATAAAGATTATCATCAATCAATATTTCAAATTCTGACATTATTTTCCTTATATTTGAATTGAAACAACAATTCCGTTATTTCCGGCTGCACCATTTGTTCCTGTTCCAGCTTTTGAACCGGGCGTTCCCGCATTGGCAGAAATTGTTCCAGTATTGGTTAGTGTTTGATAAATAATACCAACAATTCCTCCGCCACCAGCACCGCCACCTCCTGAATTTACAGTGCCATTACCACCATTTCCACCATTTGCAGAAATGGTTCCCGCATTGAGAATTGTTTTTGCGCAAATCATTAATACACCTGCTCCTCCACCCCCACCTCCACCAGTTTCTCCAGCTCCAGATGAACCACCGCCTCCTCCGCCTCCACCTCCAACAACAGCAACAGAAGATGCCAAACCTCCGCTTATTCCGTGCAGCGTTGCAAATGGAACAAATGGAAATGCTCTTAGCGTTCCATAACTTGTTGCAGGCGCATTTATAGTTCCAGCAACACCTCCGGAACCTCCTCCGCCACCTCCAACACCGCCATTTCCACCTTTACCACCAAGAACATTGGTTATTCCTGTTGTCGAACCACCACCAGAAGAAAAGTTATTTCCACCGTTTCCTCCAGCACTTGCGGAACCTTGTAAAGAACCTGAAGATTTACCAGTTCCTCCTGTTACTCCAGAAGCATTATTTCCATTCGCGTGAATGATTCCAGAAGCATTTGAATTGTCTAATGTTTGTGAAACAAATATTCTGTACCCTCCACAATCAAGAGAATATGGTCCTATTGTTAAATTTTGATAAACCATATCTCTTGTTAAAGTTGTATTTGAAACAAGAGTTACATCTCCATCAGATCCATCTCCAAAAACAGGAGCAGCAGATCCTTGAGGTCCGGTTGCACCCGTTGCTCCAGCAGAGCCAGTTGGACCTGTTGATCCTGTAGCTCCTGTTGATCCTGTAGCTCCTGTTGGGCCTGTTGGGCCTGTTGGACCAGTAGCTCCAATGGATCCCGCCGGACCTTGATCTCCAGGATCTCCTTTTTCACCTTGCGGTCCCGTTGGGCCGGTCGGCCCAATTCCGCCCGAACCTCCAGACGATACAAGACTACTCATAATAAATATTCTTTGTTATGCATTAACATTATGCTGTTCTTACAGAAATGTATGTTCCATTAGATGTTCCAACTGGTAGCGCTGAAAAATTACCAGTTGTTCCTGCCGCATACCATTCGGTTCCAGTTCCCGTAATATTTGGTTTTGTACCATAATTTAATCTTCCACCAGTTCCCAAAATAACTCTACCAGGACTTCCGGCAGAACCCCGACCGTTTAAATATCCGCTTGCATCAAAAAGTGCTGAAGAGCCTATTGTCAAAGCATTGTCTGGCGAAACGTTGTTTGAAAATAAAAATCCGCTTGTAATTTGTGCAAAACTATATGATTCAATAATTAAATTTTGATTTGTTATTGAGTTTGATAAATTTAATATTCCACCAGGTCTTGACTTTATATGTTGTGCATAAGAACATACAACATTCAAATAACTTCCGCCACCGCCAGTTCCGCCGCCCTCTAAACGCAAAGAATTACTACAGCCACAAGCTGTTAATTCAGCCCAACCGGAAGGTAAAACATCAAGACCTCCGTTAATTTGACAGCCGCTGGCATATAAATAAGAACCGGTGCCTACGGATACTGAATGTTCATTATAACCAAAAGAAAGATTATCTATAAATAAAGTACAATTGTGTCCAACATTTAATTTATTGCCAAGAAATGGCAATGATAAAATTTCAATCGTATCTCCCACATGAGGTGTTACAGTTTCGGTCAAGTACAGTGCAGAAATTAAAGGAGTCATAAGTAATGCATTTGAACCTTCATCTTGTCCAAATACACCATATGCACCGTCTCGTTCACCACCGGAAATTCTCCATATATTACCAGGCAAATGATTTGTTCCAGCATAAGACGCTAGAGAACTTGTTCCTTTGATTGTGCCAACGGTATTGTTGCTTGCGTTTAAATTCCAGTCAACAAGTTCAGAAATTGTTGTTGTTAAATTTACGGTCGGAGTTCCGACCAACCAAATCCAACGATTTAATTTATCTCCACAATTTCCAACAATTGATACTTCATCTTCATTTAAGGAGTCAAGAACAGTTAAAGTAAGTTGTTCGACAGGAGTGTCGCCAATTCTTGCATTAAATTCTCCAATTGTTTTTATAGGATCCGCCAATGTACCCGGAGCGTCATCATCTCCAGAAGATGAAATTGCAACAGATGAAGATACCCACAAAGGATCTGTAATTCTTGTGCTTTGCCAATCTTCATTTGTATAAAGAAAAAATCTTTTTCTTTTTGCTACCCAGCAAAGTTGACCTTCATGCGCAGAGACACTTGTAAGATCTGATAATTTATCAACAGGAGAAATGATTTCAGGATGTTTTCCTATACCCTCCAAAGAAAGACTGCTCATAATTTAATTCTTGTATATGCGAAGAAAATAATAAAAGTGATTTGTACTTCGGTCTGGGTGGATAGTATGATATATGGCTGGTAGGTTAGCGCAGCGGTAGGAGATAAATATTATGATGACGAGTGAAGTTAAAAATAAAATAATTGAAATGTACAAATCAGGAACTGGTTCTGATACGATTGCCAAACAAATGGGAGTTAGTTCAAATGCAGTTCTTAAACTCTTAAAAAGAAGTGGAATTAACAGAAGACCAATTGGAAGAAAGAAAATTCAAATCGAAGATGAACCGAAGATTGTTGAGATGTATCAGGGAGGAATGTCTGCAAATGAGATTGCAGAAAAGTATAATGCAAATCATATTATGATTTTACGATATCTTGAAAAGAATGAAATTAAAAGAAGAAGTGGAGAAGAATCACATCGAACTTATGAAATTAATAAAGATTTATTTGACGTTATTGATACCCAAGAAAAAGCATATTTGCTTGGATTTATTTATGCAGATGGATGCAATTCAAGCGATGGAAAATGCATAAAAATTGATCTTGCAACTCCGGATAGGGATATCTTGGAAAAGATATCGAGATTGATTTGGTTGGAAGATCCAGAAAGTCATATAAAAGATAAAATTAGATATCGGACAATTAAGGGAAAAGAAAAAATACAATATTCAAGTTATCTAAATATTCATAGCAAACATATGTGTGAAAAATTAACAGAAATGGGTTGCGTTCCAGCAAAAAGTTTAATTCTTAAATTTCCAGAATGGTTAACAGATCCAGAATTACAAAGACATTTTATTCGAGGATATTATGATGGAGATGGAGGCGTACATCTTCCTAACAAAAAAGGAAGAGTTGCAGTTGTTAGAATAATATCTACTTTTGAATTTTGCGAATCAATGAGAAATATAATTATTGAACAGATTAAAATAGATATTGGTAAATCTTATAATCAGATTAAAGATAAAAATGTATTTAGAACTTGTATGTCAGGTAATAGACAGGTAGAAAATTTTCTTACTTGGCTGTATAAAGATGCTACAATTTATTTAGATCGAAAATATAATTTGTATTTGGAGTTAATTGAGAAAAATAAAAAGACGCAGGAGTTGATTAAAGCTGGGACACAGGGTTACTCTTATCGATATCTGGTCGGTCCAGACGGTTCGAGGTTGACTTAAAACAAATCAAGGTCCGATATTAATATCGGACCTTGATGAAAATCTTTTGTTAAGATTTAACTAGGTTATTAGCCTACGGCTGAGGCTTTAAATCCCTTGGCTACGCCGCGGGGGTTAAGTACGGCTAATCCCTCTTCCAAACTTACGACCCAACCAAGTTTTAATTGTTTTGGTTCGTCCGCAGGAATGACTTCGATATCTTGACGAATTGGCATTACACCTACGAATTCAGGATCTGCCGCACCATAAACGGTTCCGGGTGGAACGATTTTTGATACGAGAATATCAGCTCCGAAGATGTGTCCGAGAAGTCCTGTTTGCATTACTTCTCGCATCATTACCATTTCGAAATCACCACCGTTTGTGCCCTGTCCACCACCGGCTCCCCAGAGAAGGATTTCGTTGAATTCATTGATGTTCATGAAGAACTTAGTTGTAATCAAGTCCCAATGATCGATTTGTGTTTTGATTGCAACAAGATCGCGTTTACGAAGACCAGAATCTGTAATATCTGTTGCATCGTTTTCAATGGTGGCAGCAGCATCGACAGCCGCAAAACCGTTTGCATCTTCTTGCGCTTGAATTTCTTGACGCGCTTTTTGAACAGCACGGTCAATTACGTTGAATCTACGCGTACGAACTTCTGAGAATTTTACGGTTGGGTTCGCTGCAATTGTAAACGTAGGAACCGAAACGTTATCTCCAAAAACGCGAGATTCCGAAACAGTACCATTGCTTGATACAACCATTGCGGACACATCAATATCGCGTTCGTATGTTGCTCTAACTCCCTGAGCCACTCATTGGAAGTATTGTTGCCTCTTTATTTAAGAGGGGCGCTACATTTCTGCTCGCCTCTTTGTGTCTTCACAAAGATCAGACTTTATCATTTCGAAATTTTATTTTCGAATTTGGCATTAAGTCGTTGAAGATTTGAAATATTTATTTTATTTCTTGCTGATTGTCTGTATCATCTTAATTCTGTTTCTTTAACTTGTTGGGAATTGAAACAAGTTCAATTCATATATTTGTTAAAGCGATCAAGCTTTCAGAGATTCCAGCATATAACCAAATTTTTAATCCGCCGGCTTTAATTTAAGTTTAACGGATCGATTACAAGGGTTCTACGAAAGATGCCCATGAAATCTAAGTTTTTACGAATCATTTTGTTGCCGCAATTGCGGGCTTGGTCATTTCTGCCAAGCTCTTTATGTTCCCATAAAGATCAGACTCTATCATTTCCGAATGTTTATTCGGAATTTGGCGTGACACTGACAATATCGCTCCCGGTATTATCATTGTTCTTAGTCGTTGAGGGTTCTTTATAAAGCTTGTATTTCATACAATCCACAAAATACTTTTCAGTTAACTTTGTTGCTTTGATTGTATTTTCTTTGTTTAATGAGAGATAGCAGTATTCTTTGCCGTGTCTTGTATACTTTCCAATTTTGCAATTTAATCCAAAATTGAGTCGCAACATTTGTTGAAGTTTTTTATTATCATCTTCGGAAAATCCATCCGTTGATAATCTTAAATTTACTCCACTTAACAAAGAACCATCATCCATTATCCAAACTGCCAAACCAAAAGGTGTAATATAATTCAACATTTCATCTTTGATTATTTTTTTACCATTTTCGTAAAAAAGATCGTAGATCATTTTGAATTCATTGTGAACGACACTCGTAAAACAATACATAATTGAGTTTCCTCTTTTATCTATTCGTTTATTTATAACGTTCACCAAATTTCCAAGTATGATTTTTTTCCACATAACAAGATCTTTTTGCTTTTCGCAATGACCTATCATCAAAGCGTAAGACTTATTTTTTCTTCCATACGGCGCAATACATCCATCACCAAGCATCGTTCCGAAGATCATTTCTTTTTGTTCCTTGGTAAAAGGAACCTTCTTAATGAGTTCGTATTTTCTTTGTTTTGGATTTATTGCAATCTCATACTCTTTAAGATATTTTGTAATTGTTTTTCTTGTGATTTGAAGAACTTCGGCTATTTCGTAGCTTGTCATTCGCTTCGTCACATATAGGTCAGTTAAAATATCTTTTTCAATATATGGTTTGGTATTTTTTGCTTTCATAAAGTTTCCTGCTGATCATCTATATCATCTTCGAATTGTCACTTTGATTTTCTTTTTTATTCAATCAATTTGATTGAATCGTATTTGATCAAAGTATCGAAGCTTTTAGAGTTTCCAGCATATAGCCAAATTTTACAATCCCTTTTCGATTTAAGGATTGGGCATTGCCTGAGCCAACGCCAATTTCCCTTCATGTGTGTACATAGCGCGGTGGATCAATTGATTGCGCGCTTCATCCGACATGGAAGGCTGACTTGCCAAACCATAATTTGCCGGAGTATTATCCTGAACAATGGACGCGTATTTGCCGAGAATCATTGCAGCTTCCTGCACGTCATGAGCATTTACTTCGCCCTTACCATTAAACCAACTCATCTGTTATCCTTTTATTTCATACCGCATTAAGCGATAAATTTTATTGTTTATTTGAGTACAAAATTATTTTCATACTCGCGAATGGCTCGAATTAAATATTCGAGCCATTCGAAAATCTTTTATCAAGCTTCGACCATGAAACGAAACAATACACGATCAAAAACACTCTTTGTGCTTGTTACGCCATAAGGGCTATTTGTTGCAGAAGTCATTGACTTTGGTGTTGCAACTTTAGAACGGTTATCTGTAAATTCAACGAATCTACCAACTACAACTGATTCGAATGCAACAGACACGTTTGGTGTTAAGAGTCCAGCAGTTGTTGCATAAAGGGGATCGTTTCCAGCAATTGTTGTATTTGTTGGAACAAGACCTGTTGTTGAAGTTGTATCAACTGCATCTGTAGTTACTGTGTAATAACCAGGTCCATCCCAGCAAGTTACTTTTCCTGAGCCATATGCTGTTGATGGCCCAAGAACAATTCCTGTATTGTCTTGACCAATAGATCCACCTACAATTTTTCCCCACATTGTTCCGTATCCAGTGATACCTTCATCTGCAAGAAAGAGTGGGCGCATATTCTCAACGAGAGTAGTTGTTACCGCTGGTCGTTTTTGTGAGTTATTTGCAACGTAACCGTCATAAACATCTTTTGCAGCTTTGTCAGAATTTGTTAACAGAACGTATGTTAAACCAACAACTTCTCCACCCTTTAAAGATGAAACTGTTGCGTCGAGTCCGTCAAATCTTCCGTAATTCGCACCTGGGTTAATTGGTTGTAAAGCCATGATTTATATTTCCTATGTAAACTAAAATTTTTTCTTACTCCTAAGTGATTCAAAATAATAAATCAATATTCCCATGTTTCAAATTTATTTTGAATTTTTTTTCTTATAGGCGGCCGCAAGATTTAATGCTGATTGTAAATCGGCAACACTCGTATTGAATGATTTGGTCGAATCATTCCATAAAAGACCTTTAATTGTTGGATCTTCTAAATTTTTTGACAACATTAATTCTGTTGCTTTTGCTGCATTTGCAAGTTTATCATCCGCAATTCCTGTTGGGTTCAAACCAAAATATTTTTGAAATTCAGCAATTCTATTTTGAGATTTGTCTTCTGGTTTTTCTGTTTTTTTAGGCTCATTTTTTAAAAGAGAAATTGCCTTTGCGAATCCAGATGAGCTTATGTTGTTGCCTGAACGAATTGTTCCTACAATTTTTTCAGATGGAAATTTTGCTTGAACTGCTGATTCAAATTTGGAAACTGCATCAAGAAAAATAGAATTTATTTTACCATCAATTGGGCCAGAGTATGATACCCCAAGAGGAGATGATTTTAAAAATACCTGAACTTGATTGATGATATTCGAATCATCGGCATTTGAAACGTCCAGCGGAACTCCGGAACCAAAATAAGGTTCCCTTGGCAAAGAAAAATTTCGATTTTCCGATGAAATTGCATTTGCTGGATACGATTCAAGATATTTATTTCCATCCATAATTATTTATATGAATCACAATCACAACGTTTTGGCGCAGAACGATATCCAGAATCCAATAAAACATTACATCTTCCAGCTCCATCAAAAATCATTGTTCTAAACATATCAATAGAATCAGTGTGGTCTTTCATTGAGTGACCACACTCTGCGCACGGAACGGATGAATTATATTTGTTAGATCTGTCTTTGTGTGGTAATGTTTTCAGTTCTTCTGTTGTTGGCGGATCTGGTTCATGATATAAATCTGCTTCAAATAAATCTGCTTTAGATAAATTTGCATCGCTTAAATTGACACGTTGTAAATATGGTTCCATTGATGTATGTTTGCCAAAACCATCTTTGCTGGAATTATTATCTTTTTTTGTTTCGGAAATTGATTGAACTGTCATTCCTTGAATTTCTTTTAATTTTGCAATTTGTTGATCGATATCCCCCGGAACTTTTGCCATAGATTCTTGTAGATTTCCAAGAACTTTGATTAGATCTTCAAAATTTGAATTGTAAATGTAAGATTGAAAGAATTTTTTAACTTGATACCATGTATTATTTGAAGACTCTTCTGCTTGTTCCTTTGCACGATTTAAATAAGAAATTGCAATCGGAATCATTCCAGAAACAATTTTACATTCTTCTTTAAAGTCTTCAAAATTTGAAATGATTTCGTTTCCACCCTTTCCAATAAATTTATTTGCATTATCAGCAATGGCTTTCTTTTTTTCTTCTTTAGAAGAACCAGAAATTGTTAAAAGTGAGTTTATAATCTTATCATTATAAGAAGCAAATAATTCGGCTTTACTTGACAATAAATCAAGATTTTCTTTTAAAGATTGAAGATTTTTTGCAACATCAGGATAATCTGCACGAATTTCTTCAATTTCTGCCAAAGCCCTTTTTGTATCTGAACGAACTCCTTGAGAACTTGGATTATTTGTTGAATAAACAAGGTATCCAAGAGCAGAAACAGCAGCAACAATTCCAACAACAGCAAGTGGCCCGATAGCCTGTTTTGTTAATTGTTGTGAGCAGCTATCAGCAAGAACTGCAAGTTCATCTTCATTATTTAAATCTAATTGATATGCGATTTTAATTGTTTCATGAAGAAGATCGTTGTAAGCTTTTGAAACCTTTTCTGCTTCGGTTGTGTAAAAATATTGTTTGTAATTTCCTGCCGGTTTTCGATTGGCAATGTCTTCCATAATTTTATGGCGTTGTTTTAAATTCTCAACTAATCCATCAACTTCATTGTATGCGGGCGAGATAACAACAGATTCCTTATGAGCTTCGTCAAGAATATCTTTCCAATCTTTTGGTTTTAAACCATATAGAAGCTCTATATTTGATAATTCTTTTGTTGTTTCTTCAGCTTTTTTTACAATTGTTGGGTCAAATAACCCCTGTTCTTGTGCAATTTTTGCAAAACTGTCTGCGATACTTTCATTATTACGCATCGATATCCTTCATGATTAAATCTGAAACCTGTTTTCTACTTGTAAATTGTTCGGGCATTACCAAATATTTGGAACTAAAATTCTTTGGATTTGATAAAATTGTTTTTATTTTAATATAATTTGGAGAATTTTTAATTTTATCCATTATGTCCGAATTTAATGCAAATTTATCCGGTGCAAATTCTTTGCACCAAGCTAAAATTGTATCATCAATACTACCATTTATTACAGGAAGAACCCACATATCACCAGAACCTCTTGGTTGAAGGTTCAATTCCTGAACGGCTTCATGTTTTTCTTCTGATATTGGTGATTGTGCTGTTTGATTTTCTACTGGTTTTTCTTGAGATTGTTCGTGAATTGTTTCTGGTTTATGATCAAGATGTTTTGAAATTGCTTCCGCTCCAGCAAGAAGACCAGCACCAAGGAGAACGGTTTTTACAATCCAAATAATGAAACCGCCAATGAGCCAAAGCGCTTTTGATTTTCCCCTTCCTCCCGGCAATGAAAAAAGTTGTCCAAATATTCTTTGAATTAAACCGCCAGATCCGCCAAAAAGACCTGGTGTTTCCGGCAATTGAGATGAAATATATTTGGACGCCATATATCTTTGACCATATTTTTTAATTGGTTCAAACATATCTTTTGGCGCAGCAGTTGCTTCAACACCGCCTTCTTCTGCAATAACAGATTTTCCAATTTCAGATATTTCTGAAGCTGAAATTGGCTGTCCCGATTCAAGTTTTGGTTTTATTGCATTTGTTATTTTTGAAATAATTCCAGCAACATCAAAACCAAATTGACTTGCAACAAGATAAATGATTCCAATAAATGGATTTGCTCTAAAAAGAATTGTTGGTGCCATTAACGAAAGAATACTTCCGACATATCCACCAGGGGCATCTGCTGAAACATGCTCTTTTACAAAACCTTTAATTCCTTCTGCTACCCCATCAAGGTTTAATTCTTCAAATAAGCCACCACGTTTAACAAGACCAAATTCTCTTGCTGCGAGATTTTCAATTAAATTTGTTTCATAAAGATATTGAAGTTTTTCATTCATCTTGCAAGATCTCTTAATTGTTTTGCAATAGCCTGTTGCCAATATTTATAGTAACCAGATAATCTTACTATCAATGCTTCTGGTGCATCTTGTGACCAATCCTGCATAACTTCTTTTATCTTTACAGAAAGATTGTTCAAGAATGTTCTATATTTGTTGATTGGGGCATTTTGCATTATCTGTTGTGTTACATTTGTGATGTCCTGTGGAGACAATAGTTCTGTAGCTGAAACTATTCTTTTGCCTGATTGAACCAGCCAAGTATTTAATTCTTCGCTCCAGGTTGTCGGATTTTGGCCTAAAAGTTTTATTGCTGCCTTTTGGGCCATCTTTGGAGCCACGGATCCCGCGAATAACATTTGAGCCATTCTTGGGCCCGGAACTTTTTGCATATCTGCAAGTTGAACGATAGTATTTCCACCCGCATCGAAATCACTAAAAAGTTCTTCGTCTCTAAAATTAATTGTATCGGCGAAAGGAAGTGTATTGCCTCTCTCTTGAGGCGATTTTATTCTTTCTCCATCGGATCCGATTTCTCCAGGTTTATTATTTTTCTTTTTTGGTTTTAACCACATTGAAACCTGAGTTTCATTTGGATCCCCTGATTTATCAGATATTTCTCCGGATTGAACTTTTCTTGAAAATTCATCAATTAAACCTGGATTTATAACCGTATCTTCTTTAATGTATTTCGAATATACCGAAAGCATTTTATCATAAATGCCCGAAAGGCGTTTTATTGAATTAAAATATTCTTTTGCTTGATTTGCCGCAGCTTCACCAACCGCTTTTGCTGATTGATATTTAAGAACGGCTCTGCGTTGAAACCATTGAAAAATAACATTCCATGATTTTGGAGTAAATCCTTCTGTTCCAATTTCAGTCTCAGACGCGCCGCTTGTTTCTGCTTCTCTTAAACGATTCTTTGTTAAGAAATCATAAAATGATCGAAGGGATGCGAGATTTGCTTTTATCAACTTTACAGTTTGCTGTTCACCGGTTAAAGAGGCTTCACCCGGATCAGCGCTCCAATTTATTGATTCAGGAAGAGAATCAAATATTGTGGAGTCTGGTAAACCAGATTTATTGGATGATTTTTCTCCTTTTACATAAGAAACCGCTTGACTCAACGCTATGGCGTTTGCTTTTGCCGCCTCTTCTGTTCCGGCCAAATGGGATCTTGATCCTTGATTCCATTTGACTCCTGTTGAAACAGAAGATCCAATTGATTGAAGATATTTATTTGCAAGAACCAATGCTGCATCTGTATTTGGTCCCCAATGTCCATCAAACATATTAATATGAGGATTTGCTTTTGGTCCGGTTCCAATAATTTTCAATCCATCATTTGAATCAAATTTTGCTTTTGGAAATTTAATTTTTGCATCTGGATTTGAAATCATTTGTCCAAATACATTTAATGCAAGTTGCATATTTGCAACAGCAAGTTGAGTTGGATCGTTTAAATTTGCTTTTGCAAGTCCAACATTTCCTGATTGACCAGAAGATTGTGTTTTTGTTCCTGTTGAAGTTGCTGCTGGTTTTCCTGAAAGGGGCGCAAAGTCAGCTTCTTTTACTAATATTTTTTTTTCAGAAGCAGTTTTTGGAACAATTCCCCGAACATATTTTAATCCTTCTTGACCAATTTGAAGAAGTTTTTCTGGAGTTGTTGCTTTTGGAAATGTTCCAATTATAAATTGTTGAAGATAAGCCCACGGTTTATCGTAATTTTTTGCGACAATGCTAAATACTTTTTGTGCCTGACGAATATTATTTTCAACTGTTGGTTTGTCTTCTTCTTTAATTGATTCACTTTCATAATATTTACCCCATGATGTTCCAATTTCTTTAAATGTTGAAACAATGGAATTTGCCAAAGCTCCATTAATTGGATTGTCGAGAATTGGCGCTAAACCAAATTGAGAAATTTCTTCAGCGAGTCCTGAAACGATTTTATTTGAAGCTTTTAGATATGTTACGATTGAAACGTCAAATCCAACCAATCCAAACCCTTCATAAATAGATTTGTTTTTTGCAACATATTCTGCTGTTTTTTCAGATATTCCAATTGCAGATTTTAATGCACCAATAGCAAGACCTGTTGTTTTGCGAATTTTATTTGACTTTAAAAATGAATCCGGAGAAAGCGTATTAAAAACATTTTTAACGGCTCCATAAATTGGTTTGGCTTGAGTCAAGAAAACTTTATTTGCATTATCAATTTTTGCCTGATCAATAAGCTCAGCTTTCATTCTATTTAGTTCATCAACAACACCTTGAGCCGCTGTCGGAACTCTTTTGCTATCTAAAATTACATCATGATATGATGATGGCCAATTTCGTTTTTTAACAACCCAAATTGAACTTGGATTTTTTTTATAAACTGGATTTTTGGTTGCCTCTTCGTTAAGTTCATTTACAATATCATTATTTGTTTCATCAGTATCCCAAACAGATCCGTTAAAATATTTTGAAGCAATATTTGGAGATATAGCGTTAAAATAATTATAAATTGCATCAACTGTTTTTAATGAATATATTATTTTGGAAATTGTTTCCGCAATAGGATTTCCATCCGGAAATAACTTCCAAAACACTCCGAGATACTTATCAAATTTAGCTTTATCAATTTTATTTGCTTTTAAATAAAAATCTTCTCCAACTCCTTTTAAAAGTTTATCTTCTGTAAGAACTGCCCAATCGGCAATTCCTTGATCTGTCATTCCGGTTGATTGCAAAGCATTTTCGAGATTTGGAAGATTTGCTGTAAGTTTTTCTGATATTGCAGAATTTGCTGAATCAATTTTTTGTTTTGTTTCTGGATCAACATTAAGTTCTGTTAAAATATCTTCTGTTGAAGTTTCTTCATCGAGAATTGGATTTTTTTCTTGTGCGAATTTTGCAAGCTCTGGGTGTAAAATTTCCGCAGCCTCAACAACAATATCTCGAATAAATTCGGCGTATTTGCCGGTTGGTTTCTTGGAAAGAACATCAACAATTTTATCATGTTTTTCCAAAAGCGAATTTACAACGCCAAGACCTTC